CGCCTCGTCCCCTTAGTTAAATGGATATAACGAGCCCCTCCTAAGGGCTAGTTGCAGGTTCGATTCCTGCAGGGGACGCCACTCTCAAGTTACCCGCCATCACCAGACATTACCACAACCCCACCATCAAGCGCTTTATCTCATAACTATCATTACCCGACGTTACCCGACATGAGTTGACTACACCACATTTTTGCGGGCATATTGTGGGCATTCCAAAAAATAACGCAGATTTATGCCCGCATGCTCACTGTAAAGCAGATTGAATCTGCAAAGCCCCTTGATAAATCCTATCGCCTCGCCGACTCAGAAGGCCTCTTCCTTTTTGTGCCTCCTACCGGGAAAAAGGTTTGGCGCATGCGCTACCGTTTCGACGGAAAAGAAAAGACGCTCGTCATTGGCCCTTATCCTGAGATCAGCCTCACTGAAGCTCGTGCGCATCGTGCTGATGCGAAAATGAAACTGCTGAACGGCATTGACCCCGCTCATCAGAAGCAGGCTGCCAAGAGGAAAGAGAAGGAGAAATATGCTGACACCTTCGAGGATATATTTGCGGAATGGCATTCGCACAAATCACCGTCATGGTCACCCAAATACCGTGATGAAATGCTGAAAATGTTTAAGGATGACATCCTGCCAATGATAGGTCATCTGAAAATCACTGATGTGGAGCCGATGATGGTTTTAGGGGTCGTCAGGAGGTTTGAAGAACGCGGAGCAATGGAGAGGGCTGACAAAGCCAGAAGGCGTTGCGGAGAGGTGTTCAGGTACGCAGTTGCTACTGGTAGGGTAAAGTATAACCCCGCACCAGATCTGGTAGATGCGATGAGAGGATACAGAAAGGAGCACTTCCCTTTCCTTCCAATGTCCAGGATACATGAATTCAACCACGCCCTCATGTCGTACATGGGTGGGATCGTGGCAAAAATAGCTACTCAGGTACTGCAATACACTGCACTGCGGACTATCGAACTCAGGTCAATGAGGTGGGATCGGAATGTTGATTTCACCAACAGGATGATAACCATTGATCCAAAAGTAATGAAAGGAAGGAAAATTCATATTGTGCCAATGTCGGATCAGGTATATGACCTTCTTAAAACATTGCAGCAAATGACCGGCCATTCAGAGTTCGTATTCTCTGGTCGGAATAGCACAAAGAAACCAATATCTGAAAACACCATACTTGGCGTAATCAGGCGTATTGGCTATAGAGGAGAGGCATCAGGACACGGCTTCCGTCATCAGTTCAGTACCGTTCTCAATGAGAAGGGATGGAACAAGGATGCTATTGAAGCGCAATTAGCTCACGTGAATAGCTCAGGAACGCGCGGCGTATACAACCACGCCAAATACCTGGAAACGCGTCGTGAAATGATGCAGTGGTGGGCAGACTGGATTGATGAGAAAGTGAGCTAGCGCAAAGCCCTGCACAAGTGCAGAGCCTTGCCTTCTTCCTGCCCTACTTCGATTCCTTCCGCTTCATCCTGAGCTCATACTCAGACGTTCCCCATATCACGAGCATTACCAGGTCAACCGCTATCATAACTTCATTTGCACTCTGCCAGCCCAATAGCATGGATATCAGGCTGGCCAGGCTCATGAGCGCAGCAAGTCTGACGATATTGTTGATAAATGTATTCATATCTTCCCTCCAGCAACCTTTGATGAGCATCATACAGCATTAAGAAGCAGTATGTCGGCGCACAAGAGTCAGCTGGCATGCCTGTGGGCATTCCTTTTTGCTGCATATAATCGGCCTGCAAAACATGGTTGTCGATCAGATTGCGACACGGTGGTAAACTCCCCTCACTTTCAGAATCTACTGATATTTATCATGTTAAAGCTTTTTTCAAAGTATGCCGTCATTGGCGTTTTAAACACCCTCATTCATTGGGTAGTATTTGCTATTTGCGTGTATGGACTAGATACCGGGCAAGCCCTTGCCAACTTTGGAGGGTTTGTAGTTGCGGTGAGCTTCAGCTTCTTTGCGAACGCAAGATTTACGTTTAATGCCGCTACAACAACCATGAGATACATGCTCTATGTAGGCTTTATGGGAACATTGAGCGCAGCTATAGGGTGGGAGGCAGACAAAGTTGGCCTACCTCCATTAGTGACTCTCGTCATTTTCTCCGCCATCAGCCTGGTATGCGGGTTTATCTATTCCAAATTCATTGTCTTTAGGGATGCGAAATGAAGATCTCTCTGGTCGTTCCAGTCTTCAATGAAGAAGACGCGATTCCAATTTTCTATAAAACAGTGCGTGAGTTTGAAGATCTTAAGCAATATGAAGTTGAAATAGTCTTCATCAATGACGGCAGCAAGGATGCTACAGAGTCAATAATCCGATCTCTCGCAATTGCAGACCCTCTTGTTGTTGCGTTGTCGTTCACCCGCAACTTCGGCAAGGAGCCTGCTTTATTTGCTGGATTAGACCATGCGACAGGCGAAGCCGTAATCCCTATCGACGTCGACCTGCAGGACCCTATTAACGTCATTCCTCATCTGATCGATAAGTGGCAGGCTGGCGCTGAAATGGTACTGGCGAAACGAACAGACAGATCAACTGATGGAAGACTCAAGCGGAAGACTGCTGAGTGGTTCTACAAGCTGCACAACAAAATCAGCAATCCTAAAATCGAGGAGAATGTCGGTGATTTCCGCCTGATGTCCCGCGGGGTGGTGGAAAACATCAAGCTTCTTCCTGAGCGCAATCTCTTTATGAAGGGAATACTTAGCTGGGTTGGAGGAAAGACAGACGTTGTTGAGTATACCCGAGCTGAAAGGATTGCCGGTGATTCAAAATTCAATGGTTGGAAGTTATGGAACCTTGCCCTTGAGGGGATAACCAGTTTCTCTACCTTCCCTCTGCGCATGTGGACTTATATTGGATTATTGGTTGCAGGTCTGTCGTTCCTTTATGGCGCATGGATGATTATAGACACGATCGCCTTTGGAAATCCGGTGCGTGGATACCCTTCATTGCTGGTTTCAATTCTGTTCCTTGGTGGCGTACAACTTATTGGCATTGGGGTGCTTGGTGAATACATCGGAAGGATTTACACCGAATCCAAGAACAGGCCTAGATATATTTTAAAAAATGGAGGCGATGTGTGAAACAGATAAAGGAATATTTCATCATTATTTTGCTATTGGTGGCGCCCATCATACTAGCAAATATTTATTACATAGACGATATTGGGCGGTCAACGCTAGGTTACAGATTTTGGTGGGAAGATGGACGCCCTTTGTCTGATATATTAATGTCTGTTCTTATGTTTAGTGGAACAATGGCAGACATTGCCCCTGCGCCGCTTCTTGTTGCATGCGCCATGCTGTCCTGGGTTTTTTATAGATTTGGCAAAGAGTTTTTCAGTAACAAAAAAGGGGTTTTCCTGCTGCCTTTGTCTTTTTTAATAAATCCATTTATTGTTGAAGTCCTTAGCTACAGGTTTGATAGCCTGACTATCCTGTTTTCTGCGGTTCTGTCTTTTGCTTTTTTATTTACTTTATCAAATAATCATTATATCAACCTTTTAATTAAGGTGGCTTTAGTGGTTGGTGTAATGTGCTTATATCAAGCATCTGTAAATATAATACTTATTTTTACATCCCTGCTGTTCTTTTATGATGTTTATAAATTAACATCTCCTTATGAAATAATAAGATTATCATTTATTCGGGTTTTAAGCACTTTGCTGGGGCTGGCTCTCTATATGAAGGTGATATTGCCTTTGACTCTGGAGTCCTCTCACAGTGCTAACCACCCAAGGGTTTCTGCTGATCTTCTGAATACGGTAATCAGTAACTTAAAATCCTATTACTATCATATAGAAGGAATAATACTACCTAATGGCATGGGAAAATTCATCATGCCAGTACTTATTGCAATCTCCTTACTTTCCGCTTTGGTAATTTCTTACCGCTATTTAAAAGGATACAAAGGGAAGTTTGGCTGGCTTATTTTTGTTGTTTCTTTACTTGTAGTAATTGTGACTCCAGTCGCCACGATAGGATCTCTTTTACCACTTGATAACCCAATGGTAGGTTTTTCCCGGTTGTACATAGGCGTTGGCTCCTATTTGCTTTTTGTTTTATTCCTGGCGACTCTGGCGTGCAAAGAAAGCAAAGTACCGTCATTGGTTGTTCTGCCACTGTATGCATACATGATTATTTTTACATGCGCATATGCTAATTCCAGCAAGCATCAATCCTCTGTTGATAAACAAATAATAGATTCAATAAAAGAAGATACGAAAGAATTCGATTACAATACAAACTACATCATTTTTAATGGTGAGCCACCCAGATCAAGCATACTTACAAACTCATCCAAGAACTTCCCATTGCTAAATGGGCTAGTAGTTAGTTATTTTGGAAACTGGATGTGGGCGCATTATTACATGGGAATAAACGGTTTGAAGCAAATGGACCCTGGGTATAATAGTGAAATAGTCAATAGCTCACTCAGGGACTTTTGCAATTATAAGTTAGTAACCAGTAATCAAGACTATAAGCTATACCATGAAGGGGTAAATATAGTTGTTGATTTTAGCAAAAAGGATTGCATGAATTAATTGTGTTATCAAAGATTGAAAATCCCCGCCTAGGCGGGGATTTTTTATTGCGTTGAGCTTTTTAATAAAACACGCTGGTTCCAGGTTCTGGCAGTGGCTGTATCATTATACCCTACACCGCCAAGCTGGCCGTTGTCTTTGACTCCATATGAGCCAGGAGTTGTCAAACCTACAACGCCTGGTTTAGATAATACCTCTGCGCTGGCACACCAGCCGAAATCTGTGCCGGTAGTGTAACAGAATACCGCTCCTGCCTGAGCGAAACACCCAAACGGCAGAGTAATCGGATAGGAAAAATAGTTAGTCGATTTCGCCTTGTTAGCCTCAGATACCCCAACTGCAGCAACTGATGATGGTATGTTTTCTGGTGACACTTTGATTACGGAAAAATCGATACTGGTAGTCCCGGGGGCGTATACGATATTGGCAATAGTTGCATCGCTATAGGTCATACTCACTTCAAATTTACAGCGCAGAACCGCTGCAACGTACAGCTCGATCAGGTTGGCAGTACCACCGCGCAGACCAAGCCATGTGGGCCCCAGAACATTAGAGGCATCCCATACAATATCACGTATCTCTACCGTCCCGGCCCCTGCTCCATCGCCAGATATCAGGCGTCTGCAGTCGCAAATATTGCCGCTGAAATAGTAGCCACGGGTGCTGATGCGGAAAAAGAAAAACATGCTGTCCGCCACCGTCGTGGGCACAAAAAACGTGTTATCCGTTACCAGAACCCGGGCCGTATCGCTATCAGGTGGCGCTGTAGTCCAGACATCCGATGCAACGAAGCAGCGTATTAGTGGAGCGCTGTCCGGTGGATTCATAACAACACAGATATTGTTGGCGATCACCACATCATAAATGTGAGTCTGAGCGCTGATCGCCTCGGCACCGACGGTGACGAACTGCCCTGTAATCAATGCTGTATTATCGCTCACGTGAATACGGGACATGAATGTACCCTGCCCGCCGGTTTCTGCGCTATGTAGGACAACGTAGACTCCGCGCATCAGTCCATACATGCGGTTATTGGTGCAGAAAGTATCAAGTTGATGCAATTCAACGCCTGCAGAAATTTTCGCAGCATATCCATTATCCGGTGACGGATTCATATAGCAGTTTTTGACACCAGAGAACGCGCAACCAACGTAAAACAGAGACTGGTCAACGTTGCGTTCGACATCAGATTTTTTACAGTGAGTAACCGTCACGTTGTCGACCACAGTATTGCTGCCGTAACCGTTCCATCCCAGCGTTGCCGCCCATGTAAGATCACCTCCGGTGATATAAATATCTCTGATACTACAGTCGTATGATCGCCCGGTGCCGATGGCATAACATAAAGCGCCGCCTACAGGCTGGCGGTTGTTATCCCCGCAATCAATAATGCCTGACCCATAAATGTGGCACATATTCAATGAATCTGATGTCGCCGGGTCGTTTCCATTAAAACCGCAGAACACACAATAAGGCTTTTCGTTGAAATATGAAGTCAGCTTTACCTTGCTACCCGCTTCAAAATGAATATCTACATTACTGAGCAGCTGAATAATGCCAGAGTAACCAGCTATTTTATCTGGCTTACCATACGAGTTTAGCCACCAGGTTCCTGTCGGGATGGTTAATGTCCCGCCACCATGAGCATTCAGGTAGTCAATCGCATTCTGAATGTACTGCCGACTGTCTACGGATGGCCCGGGCTGGATGACGTTGCCATTTGAGTCACAGTGGAAATCCCACAGACTGACACGCTCGTCCAGAACGTCAGAAACTTTACGCACTGTAGCGTTAGAAGCGTTTTCATAGCGATACCCTATCAGGCTCGCCCCTTGTGCGGATTCCAGCTGAGTTTTGAACTGGTCAGGGTCGTACTTCAGCACGTTAGGGTAGTAAAACTGCTGCACGCCATACGCATCGTAAACAGCCATACTATGGCCCTGAACGGTGACAAATTTCGACACCTGCCCGTTGTAGACCGGATAGCCGCCAGCATTGATGATGATAGGCTGAGATACAGGCACGGTGCTACCATCTTCATTTTCCAGATACACCTGCACCTGGTTTAATGGCATAGTCGGATCGGTATCAATCTTGCCAATATAAATTTTGCCGTTTGCCACGGCTTTGAAAGAGCGGGCCATAGTAAATAGCTGGCTCGGCATGCTCACTACCACATTAGCGGTGATGTCTGACATTTACTGTGCTCCGGGCGCTGCAAAGCCGCACAACAAATGTTGCGCAGCGTTGCGTTAAGGTCGGTTATAATTGGTTAAAACCTAGGAGGATGTATGGACAGAGATTTACTGAATTTTGCATTCCTGATATTCGGCATTTTTGTCGGCGTGGCGTTATTCGCTTAAAGCCTCTGACTTTGAGCCCTGAGCTACGGAATTTATGACGCGCTCAGCGTCCGCCACCGCTTTTTCAAATGCCGTGGAGCCACGCGGTGTATTAGCCAGCCTTAGCATTGCATTACGAGCTGGTTCACTCTCATATACTCGCGCAAGAAGACCATATCCGCCGCCAACACCAACTAATGCCGGGTTAGTTACAGACCCAATACCCAGTATGAAGGGAATTGTCTGTTGACCAGTAGGCGTTGTTACCCCTGCCTGACCTGCCCTTTTCGTAGATTCCAGGTAGTTCTTCAGCCCCTTTAGATACGCTGCATCACGTCCTTTGAACGCAATTCCTGTTTGATTAGACATCAGATTAACCTGCCGCAGGAACTGGTCAGGGGATCCGCCAGATTTCTCTATTGCCTTGCCGATAATGCCGTTACGCATTTGTGCACGGCCAATCTGGCCGACTGAGTTATAGAGATTTTGTACTTCAGATTTGTTCTTGCTGAAAAGCATGTTGTTGACGACTTCAGGCGTCAGGTCACCTTTCATCAAAACGTTCTTCAGGCGGGTGTTCTGAAGCTTGCTGGCCTCATCTGCATAAACAGCGTTAGCCTGCTTGTATCGCCGCAGAGTATCGTTTCCAAGGTTCTGACCGATGGCATTATCAATATCTCCTGTCATTGCGCTGTACACTCGGTTTACTGCCGCCTCTGAGCGATTGATCAAAGCCTGTCTTTCGCCTTTGACATCCTGTCTGAACTGGCTACGCAATGCACTTAGTTGCTGAAGATCCATAGCCATAGGGCCACTACTCCCAGCATTTCTGGTCAACTCATCCCTGTATATTTTAAGTTTAGAAATGGTTTCGTTATCGGCCGCCCTACCAAGTTTCTGCAAGTTGGCTATTTCAGTATCGATTTGCTGAATAGCCCTGCTTGGCTGGATATTGACCCCTGTCATCGCATTTTGTACTTGCTCAAGTCGGTTTCCGGCTGCTTTGCGAATACCGGATGATTTTGCTTTGAGACTGCCAATAACAATAGACGGGTCGTATTCCCCAAACCGAGAAGCGTACTCGTTAACTAACTGGCTGCGACCTTCCTGCTGCGCAGCTCGCATCGAGCTTGTGCCGGCGAAGGGGATATTTTCAGCTGTGGTTTGCGCCATGCGGCCAACTCTAGAGTTAGGCTGCAGAACGTCTGTGGTGTGAAGCGGCACATCTGCGGCGTTAGCAAACTGAATCGCCTCTCTCGCCTCAGGTGATATTGAGCCTCGAACGCCACGATACGCAGCGCCGGCTACGCGCCCAATCTGATTAATGGCACCACCAAGAGCAACACCAGTGCCCAGGTCGGTAGCCAGTGCCTGAGGGTTGTTCTGTTCACTATTGGCAGCCATAGAGCCAACTGCGTTTTCTGCCAGAAGCCTAGAGGCACCCTGTGCTACGCGACCGGCGATTGTCGGCGCCTGTGCCGCTGCTCGCTCAGCTCCAACAGGAGTTAGATATGGCAACGCCTCGGCAAATACTTTCCCTGCAGTCGTCTGCGGAGTTAACGCGCCAGGCTGCATCCCTAAATCCTGGGCAAGACCCTCAGTTGTTACCCGCGGTGCCGGTTGGTATGTCCCGTCACCTAATCCCAGCTTCTGTCCCGCCCATGCGCCGGCACTGGAAACCGCATCAGCTATAGATGCAGGAATGTTAGCAACATTTACGCCAGCCTGTAGCAGCCCACGGCCAGTCTCAGCCACAGCATTCCCTAGATCAGAAATCACGCCGCCTTGCTGCTGTTGCTGTGGTTGGGCGTCCGGTGGTTGAATCTGCTGTTGTGTCTGTACTGTGGGAGGCGGGTATGCAGCATAGAAAGCTTGCTTGGCCTGCTCTGCATTACTCCCAGCCTGAGGTGCTACAACCTCATTGAAGTATTGCTCCTGCGCCTGCGCCTTCTGATCTCGTGGTAATGCCTGGTACTGCTGCGACGCAATCACGTCTTTCCATGCCTTAGCCATTAGTCACCCCATAGTGAAGAGAAGCCAGCCTGTTGCTGCGGCTGTGGTGCTGGCTGCGCGACTGGAGGAGATGGTTGCTGACTGCCGAGACCGCCAACATTAACGTTGTACTGCTGATTATATTGATCGGTGTACTGGCGGATGTTTCGCACAGACTCTTGTGCTGCCTCCGGGCTGGAGAAGTCGAGTTGCGGCATTCCCTGAAAGTACATCTTCGCTTCTGCAACGGTGTTGATGCCGCTGGCGCCCATGTCTCGCGCTGCAGCAATGCCCTGGTTCTGCATGCGCCCCTGAATGCGCTGCGTAGCGTTATAAAGCTTACGCTGGTCTCCACCTGTTAAGCGACTGCGAACATCTGCGCCGAGAGCAGGGGCTCCGTTCCCGCCGGTTACGCCAGTCATAAAATCAAGGCTTTCCGGGCTGGCATTCTCAATAGCATCAATGTCTTTAGCCATTGCATAGTTCTGGGCGCTGGCCGCGGATGTTGCCGGGGCTGCAATTGCGCTGGCTGGCACACGGACCATGTTGCCGCTGTCGTCGATGCCTTCGTAGAAAGCATTAGCGCCTGCGCCGTGGAGCTTACCTCCAACATTGACTGTCCTGCCGTCTGATAACTGGACTACTCGCTTACCATCTCCATTGGAAGTGGCTTTAGCACTAGCTCGCTCGCTCGCCATATCCTGACCACGGCGAGATGTAGCAGCTGAAATATCCTGTCCACGAATGGTAATGTCCTGCCCTCTTGCCTGCAGGGCCTCGCCAGCCTGATTACTCCGGATTCTCTCAGCCAATGATGCCTGGTCATTTGCACGCTGCGCTCGATCATTCTGGACGCCGTAGTAATCTTTTGCCCCCAGAGCGCTCAGCCCTACCGCATCAACAATTTGCGCCAGCGATTGTGGGTCTTGCTGATATTGCTGCAGGATGTCTTCAGGGGAAGACCCTATAGTACCAAGCACGCCAGCATTTCTGGATGCGGCCGCACCAATAGCTTGCGGATTTCCAGACGCCATAGCAACACGCAGGTCACGAGCGGCATTGCCAAGGGCTAACTGGTGCTGTTCATCGTGAAACCCTATGCCCTGCTTTATGGCATCAAGCTGGCCGGGGTATCTGGCCACAAGGTCTGACATTTTTTTTGGGTCGCCAAAAGATGCCTGCCAGTCCTTTTTGAACTGAGCAAGCTCTGCCGCCTGTGCTTGTGCCATTTCAGTCTGGGCCCTCTGGGCCTGAACTTGCTGATAAAGTCCAGCGGTCTGAAGGCCTTGGGCGAAACCGTTACCGCCTGAATAATCGAATGGACCAGCCATTTATCACCTCAGAATAAGCCAGCAAGGAAACCAAGCCCCTGCGTGATAGTATTCCCGTTAGCGAGATATTTCCCGGCCTGGGCGGAGCCAATATTTTGGAGATTGCTCTGCACCTGGCTTGAGTAATTTCCGGCCGCCGCGTTCGTACCAGCTGCTGCGCCAAGTCCAATGTTTACTCCGCCCAGCAATTGGTTATACCTGTCGTTTAGATAAGCCTGCCCCAATTGCGGAGCTATCGCTGCGAGTTGGTTGCTTATTGCTGTTGATCCAAGACCACCGGTAGCCTCTGCAGCTTGCAGGTTCTGATATCGCGCCTGATTAGCCAGCCCCTGATACTCCGCTGAGTTGTAGTAATCATTAAGCGTTCCGGCGCGATTATTCAACAGGCCGTTGAGGCCCTGCAGATATGACTGACCTGACTGAACAAATGGGGAAAGTGTCTGCTGCTGCTGATTGAAGATTTGCAGCGCGGTAGCATTGGCCTGATTAGAGGCATTTGTCTGCGCTTTGGCTGCGTCATTGGCTCCAGTAATAGAACCTACCACCTTGCCAATACCTTTAGCGATACCACTCATTGTGCGCACCTCTTCATTAAAATTAATTCTCCTCGAGTGTCATCGACATACTCGACATCGCCACGCCATACCTCTTTAAATGCGAACTTACGGGCCAAATTGCACACTTGTTTATGCTCAATTCGTATGGGGGCATGTATTTCCCGGTTGCCGATGAGCGATAAAACCTCCGCTACAGCATCACGGCATCGGTGGCGCTCTCCCGGCTTCATTGCCATGTGCATGTCAATGTGATCGCCAAAATCCATGCAGACGAAGATGCCCACGCCTTCCCAAAGCAGGTAATCCGCCTCTACGCGCGGGAATGAAGGCACACCCCACAGGCGCATCAATGCCTGCCCGGAGAGATCATCGACTTGTGTGAGCATGGGGAATCCTTAGTTAATAAAGCCGTGTGTGCGGCTCATGTCTTCCAGCGCTTTAATCCTCTGCCTTGCCTGCTGAAGCCCGGCTGCTATAGCCTGCATCTCGGATTGTGTATATGTAGCACTGATGTAATAACCAACGCTGGCATCAAAAGCCCCCTTTAGCGCGGGTCCGGTAGAAGCAGTCCATCCCGTCTGCCTTGGCCCAACGACCTTCGTTCCGCCAACTGAGTAAGATGTCGTAACATTGAGCGGCGATGCCAGTGTTTGAGATGCCGTAGCGGATTTTGATACGTAATCAGCCTGAATGTTGTCGATGTCTGTTTCTGTAGCATCTACACGGCCATCTATCGCTACTAACTCAGCCTGGATATCGATAACCTCATCAAGCAGGTAATCAACATCGCTACGCAGCGTGACAATTTTTCCTTCTGCCGTTGTTAGCCTGATCTCGATTATTTTTATCGCGTTGCTGTTGGCGGTAATTCTGCCTTCATGGTCGGCAAGCGTGACATCCTGCTCGTCATTCCTGATCTGCGCATCATAAGCACCCTGCCCCGCCTCGTTAGCTTTCCCTGCCACATTGCCAAGGTCTGTGCCTTGGGCGATCACATACAGGAGGTAGGACTGGCTGAAGATGTTTCTCGGAAGGATGGAAGCATCAAGCCGCGTAGCTTGCACAATCACCGGGGTATTGAGTGAATCATCTGCCATTACTCAATCCTTATCTGGCATCCAGATAGTGTTACGGGTGATTTGGTTATTACGCGCACCTTAAAGCCAACCAATCTCCGGATGCGGCCCACCCTTTTCCAGAGCACGCGCTTGTCATAAACGAATGGCACGTTTTGCTCAATCATCTGCTCGCGGCCGTAGTTGATGCCGTCGGTGGTTGCAGACAGGAAAAGGCGATCTGCGTATTGAGCCACGCCAGTTGATGCTTCAACCTCGAAGTCGAACACCCTGGCATTGTCAGCCCGGAAGAGCGGCGTATAGAGCAAATGCTCTTGCTGAGTATCGTACTGACTGCAGATGTCAAATTGCAGTTGCCCAGTTACTGTCTCCGACTTGTCGCCACAGGTTATCTGATTCCCTTCATACATGAAGTCGATAGCCCGGTAGACATCATCGTAAAGGCCTGTCTTGAGCACGCACCACTGAGGCCCGTTCTGGCTTGCGGCCGCGTCATACACCAATACATGCCGAGGCAGGTGGATTATCAGCAGTTCGTGCGAGTCGAACCGTAGGGTTTCCATGACACCGGTAGCAAGTTCATCGGCGGTGTATGAGCGGAGAATCTTCTCGATACTGGAAGTGGCTATCGGAGATGCCTGCCCTGAGCCGATCACATAAATGGATGGGGCACCGGTTGCAGGGTGGCTGATAAAGGCGTGAGAGTCGGCAAATGGGGTTTTGCAGTAAGTCCCTGCAATGCCCTTCTGCACCATCAGAGATGGCTGGGCCACATAGAGAGATGCGCCTACAGTCGTCGCTCCGGTCAGTGAGAAATACTCAATCGTCGATGAGCCGAAACAAACAATGAAATCACGCCATGTCCCAATGCCAATTATCCCGTCAGGTTGCGACTCTGCTCGATACTCTGCGCTGTAACGATCAGGGTGCGATTCGTCTTCGAGGTCAGTGATAAACCAGGAGTCAGAATTGTCTTTCGACCAGGCATAACGTCCGCGCAATCGAGTGATGTCGCGGACAGAACCTAATTCATACTGAGTAAATCCACTATCTGTCGGCCAGTTTGATACGACTTTTGTCGTGCCGTCATAGCGATACTCAGTAAGCTGTCCATTGGTGCCTACAGCCTGCGATGTGCGGCCATGGGCCATAGATACTCTGCCTGAACCAGCGACATCACCAACCTCTTTCTGCTCTTTATACAACTTGCCACCACAGACGCGATATACAGCGTTCTGAGCGGTGTTGTACTCGACGCCACGCGATAAGCCGCTAACATCTCCGCGCTTTACTATGCCCGGGAAAGAGCGCAGATAGCCGTTGCTATTGAGCACCTCTTTAGGCGTTGCCAGCATATTCACTGGCAGATAGTCGATATAGTCGGCGTCCCGGAGATTCTTACCGTTACCCTTCATCAGAGGGAGTTGAACAATCGGCATCTTTCTTTTCCCGTCTGTGATAGAAGTTGATATTGCTTAGCGTGGCGCCGCGATTTCCGGAGCCAACTGGCATACGATTGGGGTAACAGAGGCGCCCTGAGCTTTCTGCGCGGGTCAGTGCTGTGGATTTGTAGAGCAACTCTTTCCCGTTGCGGGCGCTCGTTACGATTTTGGCAGAAGGTTCAACAGCGTAGTCAGGAGCAATACGCACTGCTAGGTTGAAAACGACAGCGCTCACCTTCGACGATCTCATGCCGTGTTCGTCGCCAGTAGCAGGTGGGTTATCGTCTGATGAGAAAACGTAACCGGTGATAATGCCTGCACCGTCCTGATACCACTCCGCCATCATCATTTCTAGGTCGTTAACAGCATCTTCGACTGATTGAGGCTCGACGTCGGTCAATGTGGCATCAGAAGCCACTCCCAACTTCCGAAGCGCCGCCAGAACCAGATCGCCCTTCGTCGACATGTCCATCATCTACCTCTTCAGCCGATTCGGCATTGGTCTTGCGGGTGCGCTTGATTTTGGTCTGCTCAGCCTTCGGGGCATGAACATCGTCAGGGTGCTTGTGCCAGCCATCGGCAAGATGCTCCTGAACTTCATCATCTTTCACGACGATGGTTTTGTACTGCTTGCCCCAGATGCGCGCTCCCTTGCCTTCTTTGTAAAGCATTGTGCTCATGGCTTTCTCCAGTAAGAAAGGGGCCGAAGCCCCTTATCATCAGCCTTCAATGGCGGTTGCGACGTCCTGATTAGCCAGGCCAACACCGATAGCTTCCGGACGCACAGCGGTGGACTTGTACCACAGCGCAATACGACACTTACCGCCCAGTGTAGAGATATCACCCTGGAAGGCGATAACGCCATTCAGGCCAGTACCCGGAATGCTGAAGCTTTCAGACTTCATGCCGGAGAAGAGGCTGTGGTTCAGCGGGATCGGCTGAGACACCAGGCGGATAGAGTCATCAGCCCAGAACACGTTGGTAGGCGCGGTATCGGTGTTCAGCACGTTAATTGCAGCACCGGCGGCCAGCGAGGTATTGACGTTCGCATAGGCACGCTCTGCGGCGGTCAGCGAGGTGTCATCCAGTGCGATAGGCTTCGGCGTAATGGTGAGAGCATTCCCGTTCACAGCAACGACAGAGAATGTCGCATCCTGAACCAGTACGTTTTTCGCCATCTGTGCCAGGAACTTAACGCCAGCGAAGGAAATCTTATCGCCGCGCTTGAAGCCTGTACCTGAGCTTACGTTCACCACCGCGAAACGGTTGTCCACGTTCTCACGGCTGTTCTGCTCATCTAAACGCCATGCTTGCGGCTTAAACTTCTGTGCTCCAGAAACTGTTACACCAGTCGCGGTGGATCCAGCCAGCGTAGGTAGTTTAGGGGATCGCATAACGTCGTTAAAACCGGCCACCTGCTTCTGGATGGTGCCGTTCCGGTAGGCATCATCCTGAACACGGCCGTAGAAATCTTTGTTAATCAGATCCTGACCGGCTTTGTTGTAGTCGATTGGGTTAAAGAAATAGGTCAGGCCAGCATCCCGGTTCAACTCTCGCGCAAACATCAGCGTCTCGGCTTCGGAGATGAAGTTCCAGCCAGTGTTTGTGTTGGAGAGATTGGTGGTGCTGGTGACAATCAGAGAACCCATATCAACCGCGGTGCGGGCGATATCTAGTTCAACATTGTTAGCCAGTTTCTTCGCTGAAGCAGCAATGCGGCGGCGATAAGTGCTTTCGTCGCGGACGTCGTCGGCGCGGAGTTCGAAGAAGTCGTTATCCGGGTCATCGAGCGTTACTTTGACGTTCAGTTCAAGCAGATCGGTTTCCTTATCGGTCAGGTCCCACCCTCGCTGGGTAGGAGCCTCCTGCTCGATAGGCATCCAGATCGTGTTGTCACCACGCTGCATTTCACGGCCAGGCGGAGTGTACTTTTCCACCTTGCTAACCATCGGCATGATGTTCTGCATTGTTTCGATAACCTCGTCTACTGCGAGGGTTACCATTTGACCTTCATTAAGAGCCATTATTTAATTCCTTTAAGCTGTGCCTTGTACTTGCGATAAGCTTCCGTGTCGCCTTTCTTCGCGGCGTCATCCATCTTCTTCTGAATGGCTGATACGTTTGCAGCGGCAACACTGCCCTGCACAGGCTCATCGGCCTGAGGGGCGTTAGATCTCGCATTTGCACGAGGCTTGAGAGTTAATTGTTCAGATAACCTGGTGAGTTCGATGAGCGCACGCTGACCGTCCAGCGCTAAGATGCGGCGTAATTTCTCCGGGTTTGAGCCCAGGTGGTAGATAATCGCTGCCGACTTCTCCGGGAAGAGGTCCATAATGGTGGTATCCACATCAGGCGGAACAGCCTGGCGGAACACTTCCTCTTTCTCCTGATAATCAGGCAGGTTTAGTTTCTCTGCCGCATCGTAGTGCTTACGTACTGCCTCAACGATTTTCGCTGAATGTTGGGTAAACTCCTGAGTCTTGCGTCCCTGCTCTGCTACCGCATTACTGCGAGCATCCAGCGCTTTCATGTGCCAGTCATTGTTGGCCTGGTTAAAGGCTGCCTGCGCACGGTTTGTGTCCCAACCATATTTCTCCAGCGCTTCGTCTGAGAAGAAGTCGTTGTAGTCTGGCTGTGCTGGTAACTCAGGTTTTACCCGCAGGTCTTCCGGGATTTCTCCGCGCTGCACTGCTTCTGCCCGCAGCTCAAGCTCACGCTGACGCTTGCGCTCAAGGCGGCGCTGTGCAAATTGCGCATTGACTGCCGGATCCTGCTTAGGTTTGGTCTCATCGTCCTTCAGGACAATCTCGAAGCCCTCATCGTGCACACCATCATCACTGGCATGTGACGCTGTATCGACTGCGGATGCCGCCGCGTTATCGACGTGCACGGTTGAGCCTTCAGTTACCTGAATTTCGGTGGTATCGGTCATGATTAACTCTCTCTTATTGAGGTGTCTCGGCTACGCCGCCGGAGGGTGAAGTTTGTCTCTGCGATTGCAGGATGCTGGCAACGTCCATGCGCTGGGAGTGCGCCTGGCTATTGCCTTTAAGGATTAACTCAGCATTAGCGCGAGCGTTGTCGCTGCTCTGTTGCTGGAATTTGGTGATGGTTGAAAGCGCCTCTCTGAGGTCTTTCTGCTTATCCAGATCCATGCCGTTAAATATTTCGGCAATCTTGGCCGCAGTGAGCTGGTTTTGCCCCTCCACCTTGGCCGCCTCGACCTGAATTTGCGTCTGCTGATTCTGAGCCTTGATGAGCTCAGCCTGGCCTTGCAGATACTCGCCCATTGCTGCTAACGTGACAGGGTCTTGCTGGCCTTGCTTGGCCTGTTGCGCTTCCGCCAGCCACTGCTGCTCTTCAGGAGTCTCCGGCTTCTTAGCACCCATAGTGATGAGCTGCTTGTTAGCATAATCACGCATAAGCTCAACACCTTTGCCATCAAGCAAGGTGAAGTACTGCAGCATGAGAAGCTGATACTCTGGCGTGCCCTGCGGAGTCTTGCTGAGCAACTCCAGAATTTCAGCACGGTTCTGCTCTTTCATCGACTGGAACGATGGACCAACGTCTGTGTAGCACTCATAGCGGCCACGGATATCGTTTAGCGTTACGACTGTGCCGGTCTGAAGGTCTAGCTCCTGAGAGTAGAGCTGAACCTCTTTCTCGCTACCATCTTCCAGCGTCATGGTGACGTTGCGCGGCACGTCGTAGATATCGCTGACCATCGCCGCGTAAATCTCTCCGTCACGACGCATCGCAGTGGCAAGGTTGTCCTGAAACACGTAGGTGTCCAGGTCAGCACGCATGTTGATCTGATTGACGGTATCGAAAGCCACCTGCCGGCCACCGATATCCTCAGCATCGACCCCCACGCTGGCTGTCTGCTCAACCGCGTTGGTTGCAGCTTCCAGCATGTAGGCATTGGCCTGTGGAACCTGAACCGGCTCCTCGAACTGGATTGGGCCAGCAGGAAGGTCGCCTCCATTTTCATCGGTGCGGTTGATGAGCTTGTAGCGATAAGCGTTACCGCTGTCGTGCATCTGTTCATACCCTGCCACCTGCTCAGGATAGAAGTAAGGCACGCGCTGAGGCTTCACAGCCACAATGTCAGCATTGAAGGACATGATCATGTTGCGCAGGCGCTGTCCGTCCTTAGTACCACGAACAATACCCTCGTACACTTCCTTGTCGCCAGCAAATGCCCACTCGCCATATACCGGCACAACAGGGATATGCTCGCCAGCAATGCGCTCACGGTCTTTCAGGATTTCGGTCATGGTGATGAGGCTTTTGTAAACCCGGCGGCGCTTAACCTTGCGCTCGCCAATCTTCTCCATGCCTTTTTCAGCCAGCTCATCGATAACGTCTTTGATATCGGCTTTGAAGTAGCTAACCGGCTCACCTGTCAGCGGATCCTGATAGATGTATACCGTCTCTTTCTTCTCTTCCACCTCGTAGTATTCGCCGACATAGAATGTTTCGCTGGTTGCCCAGGGGAATATCCAGTTGGAGGATGGAGACTGGAAGGTCGGGTAGTCATCAGCATCAAGACCATGCTCTTCAGCAAACGCATCCCAGCCATCTTTGCTCATCGCGCTGATGATGGTGCAGTGCAGCGCATCGCTCTTGTCGAGTTGCTTGGCGTTGCTATCCCACACGACATGGGAGCACGCCTCGTGAATCGGAACGCGTCGGATTATCTGGTTATTGCTGGTCGGGTTCTGGTCTTCGTACTCTGTAATCAGACGCCAGGCACCAACGCCCGCCTCTATCTGCTCACGCACAGCGACATTCACGCTAATCTTCGCGGTGTTATGCCGCATATCCGTGCGATACATCCCCATCAGGATGTCAGCAGCATCAGGGCTGGCTCCGTCCTTCGGCTTATACAGCACGTCAACGGGGTTCTTACGCATCTCAGCAACGAGCTTGCGAACCTTCGGCTTAACAACATCGAACTGCCCGCGATACTGAAGCGTTGTGTAGTCGCTCAGCCAGTCATCCCATTGTGATACTCGGGAGAAGAATAAGTCGTTGCTTGCCTCTGTCCTGGCCTCGTCGCTTGCCGACCAGTCCCGGTCGAACTTCCGGAGAATGGTCTGCAATTTTTCATTGGTATCGGCCATTTATCTACTCCGGGAGATTGGGCGAATTGGTGCAGGCATTACTTTTTCTTTAACGATGCCGATATCGCCGTAGCGCTTGGCAAATCGCCGCATCATGTAGGCGTAACGAGTGGCATCGAGGAGGTCGTCACGGATCTTCACGATGCGCCCCTTGTCGTCACGATGATAGAAGTTGAACTCTTCGAACCAGTCACGCAGACCGGCGAATACTTTGAATCGGCCGGAACTCATCAGGTCGTGAAGCTCAAATAGCCCAGCCTCAACAGACCTTGACCCATCTGGCCATTGAGCAGGCTCTGGGAGCATCAGGAAGCCCGCATCGGCATAGTACGACTTCTGCTGCAAACCGCTGCCCTTCTCTGTCTGTAGGCCATCCTGAGGCCATGAGGTAGGCACACGATTAGCCCATGACTTAGTAGCGCCCCATGCTTCAGCGGGAGAGGTCTTGCTGGCCTTCCATGCCTTAGTGACGTAGAAAGTTTCACTGTCCATGTCGATAGCCAACTGCACGCGGCTTTGCGGGTGATCCCATCCGAAGTCCATCCCGTCGATAACCATGTAATGCTTGGGTATTGGGAATGGCTCACAGGTGATACGGTCTTCGCTGAAGTCAAATATCCGCCCCTGCCCGAGCATTGGAATGCCCTTTGTGCGCATATCTCGCTGATGAGGCGGGTAAGATTCCAGGAGGCTGCGCTTGGTCTCTTCGGTAAGGTGTGGAGCGTCATCCCAGCCAACGTTCATGCAGAATTGAGAATCAGCCGGATCGTCTAGCAGCTTGATTACCAGTTCTGTGCGCCCGTTCTCTGGTGTGAACGTCAGGATGCCACGACCGCCACGCCCTTTATCGCCTGTGGCCGTACGAGTAAGCACCTGCGGATAGATTGTCTGGTCTTCTGGCTCTTCATCGATGTGGAACCAGTCGATGTCATCCCCCATCAGTGCGTGCTGCCCCTGTGTGTAAGACCAGAATTGCACCTTACTAAGGTCACCGCTGCTATGCCGGATATAAGCTGAACGTACAGCGTTTGGCGTGCCGGTCATTGGCTCAGTGGATACGATGCGATCTGCCGGCACAAGCCCGCCACTGAACTCACCGTTAACCTTCTTGCCTAGAATGGCAGCCTGGAGCAGGTCTCGACACTTCTCACCAGAGTAGCCTAGGCACCACATCAGCGGAGCATGATCAAACTTATGACCTTCCCAGCCTTCAGGGTACTCGCCCAGCAGGTGAATAGCATCGATATAGGTGGCCGTATCAGTCTTGCCCACACGGTTAGCAGCGATGAGTGCGCATTGCCTGAATTCAGCGGTCTTCGATATAAACTTGCGCTGCCAGGGATAGCGCGTGTCGAAGTAATTCCGGTACCGGTACACCTCTGCACGGCGGGCTTTCTCTTCCAGCAGGCGGATTAACTCAAGCTTCTCCTCGCGCTTCAGATTGTGCATTTACAAGCCTCGCGAGTTTTGCATTAAGTTCTTCGTCAGACATTGTTTCGATGCTGCCCGAGTGCTCTACCTTGTCAGTGAATAGCTTCAGGTGCTTACCAAGCAGCTCGTAGCCTTTCAGGGCGGCGTTAGCGTCGTATTTGTATACCGGAGACATGATTCCATCGGGTGTCTCAACCATTACTGGTTCACCCTTTTTGTCGTAGACCATTTCAGCCTGTTCGCACCGACGGATATTTTTAATCACCCCTTCGATTACAAACTCTGCACTGAGTCCTACAGCGGCGTTACGCTCTTTCGCTAATTCGGTGATTCTTGCCCGCAAGTGCGGTTTAGTCAGGTTTTCGTGACCAATCGACTTTGCAGACTTCTCGCTATAGCCTGAGCGTATCGCCGCTTGTGTAGCATTCAGATCAATCACGTACTCCTGACAGAATCGCTCTTGTTGTTCGTTGAGTTCAGCCATCAGGTTTCTCTCTTACTCAAACAGCGACAGAGCTTCTTTCATGCCCTGTAGCGCTTTGGTTGTGCGGGATACAGCAGTTGGTTCAGCCTGTGCCAGCGTGTAATGCCGCTTGAACAGCTCAAGCTTCAGCGGGTCATCTGCAATCTCTGCAATGGCCTGCTTTGCTGCTGCTGTGTCGTATTGAACCAGCGCGAGGACGTCGAGTCGCAATTGCTGCTGTGAAGTCAGATCGGTTTGTACGTTTGCATCGGACATGATGGTCTCCTTTGTCATTATCGAGCACCCCTTGAGATGCTCTGTAATGATCACTTCAGCAGTGAATACTCTTTAGTGAAGTCTTTCGCTTCGACGTAGTACGGCTGACCATCTACCGACTCGACGTAGTAGCCGCCCTCTTTCGGCTTGTTCTGGCTCATGAACTCAGCTGACACCTGAAACTGTGGGTAGGATTCGTCTTCCGGCGTGAGGTATGCAGCGCCGTCCGGATCCTGATGGATTTCTTTAATCTTCAGGGCGCGGACTTGATGGTCTTTGCCTTTGTACAGCGGCAACTGGTGACGTTTGATGGACATTGTTTATTCCTCTTAGCTTCCGATTACGAACATGCTGAAAGTGGTGTTTGCCGGTGCGTTTGCGTAAGGGCTTCCGTTTAATAACAGCTTGCCTACCGCTTGCAGCTTTATCACTGAAAAAGGCTGGCGATGGTGACCGCAGGCAACGCAAACAGGCATAGCACTACAGTCCATCTAGCCATAAAGTGTGCAGCCATTAGCGCACGGTCTTTTGCCGTTACTTTAGGCAGGGTATGATTGAGAACGTCATCCCGGATTATCGAGATGCCGTACAGCAGCGTAATCTCTCGCTCTCTTTTACTCATTTCTGAGCCCTCAGCCTTTCCTCCTCGATGATCCTGATAGAGGTTATCTTCCCGTTGCAGTCATCAAGAGCGTCCAAAAGCTTAGAGTTAAGGATTACGCTGTCACCGAATGTCATCCCCTGCGGCACTTCAGGAGTGAAGCAGTCACTTAGCAGGCTTGTCGGTATTGGAGCCTGTAGAGACTTCACCATTTCGTACTCTGTCTGCTTGCTGGCGCAGGCCGTCAACGACAGAATCAGGCACAGGGATGATGCTGCACTGATTATTTTTGAGTGCCTGCTTAATCTCATCCTGAAGCCTCTGGTTTTTCTGTTCGGCCAGATTGCGACGAAGCCTTTCGTCTTCTGCGATCTGATTAGTGCGCTCAAGCGCTTTGGTGAAGTTTGCGAAGGTGTTGGCAAAGTCATCATTCTTGCTGCGCAGGTTTTCAATCCTGTCAGCCTTGGCTTTGTCTTCCTTCACAAGCCCTTCGTTCACAAGCCGAAGTTGCTGATTTGTGTTGTAAAGGCTGTAAAGGAAAAAGCAGATGATTACCGCAAATAGTATCGGGATGTAGTTCCTGAGCGTTGAGAGGCTTAACATAAAACGCCCTCCGCAATTTTCAGCCTGGCGCGACGATCTTCGATTCCATTCAGTCCGCCGTTAATGGCCTTTGTCAGCCCGTTGAAGTCCCCGTTATCTGCAAAGCGGTTCAGGTTGTTGGCCTTCCAGAACCATCCTGCGGATCGAGCTGCATTTCGAGGGTCAAGGAGCAGGTCAGGATTATTGACCAGTTCCAGCCCAAGTGCCTTTCCACATTCTTCGTAATTCGCCTTAAACGTTACCTGCTTCAGCCCGCGGCCACGGTATTTCCAGCCGTCACCATTCAGGTTGTTGCCATAACGCCCACCGTAAACAAGGTTTGCTATTGCCGCCTGCCGTGCCGCTGACAGCGCTGGCTCTCCTGGCTTGCGACCTAACTGCTGTCTTTGGGCTGCCGTTAGTCGGCTGCCGAAGATATTCAGACCTTCAACTGAATAGTTCAGAGATTCCTGAGTTGAGCGGAAGCCGCCCGACTCCGTCCCGATCTGAGCGATGAAAGCGGCTTGCCGTTTTGGCGTGCTAATGCCGAATTCTTGCATCGTTGCTGAGATATGGGAGAACCACTTATCAGCCAGAATGGCGTTTACCCCGGCCGCCTTCATGAATTGTTCTTTAGTCATTAGCTTCCTCCTTCCCGGAAACTTTGCTTAAGAAGCGCTTTTCAAGAGACTTGATGAAGGAGGAGCCGGCCCAACCAGCAAGACCACACGTAGCGCCCATAACTTCAGGAGGCCAGCTGTAGTGCACTGCAATTAAAGCCATAGTCAATCCGGCGAATATCGACACGATTAGCTGAAGGCACAATGTCCGCCAGCTGAACACCTCGCCGCCAAGGACTTTAAATGAGTAGCTTGCTATTGCGCCGATGATCGTCATGCCGAAAGCGATTAGGATCGACCAGAAGTTCGGATCGCTTTTGTATGGCATCTTGTTCATTTCCACCCCCAGAGAGGGGATTTGTTCATATTTAGGAATACAGGTAATTGAGAGCTGAACAAATCCGATTTAAGGTCACCGTGTCTGATCAGACGGTGTGGGCCTTCGGTCTTTGTTCGTGAGTCAAACCATGAGCAAGATGGCAGGAATCTGTTAGCGCAGATTCTTGCCGCCCATATTCACGAGCCCGCCTAGTGCGGGCTTTGTGCTTTCTGGCGTTGAGAGATCAACGCTTATGAATAAAAAAGCCAGTGGCGAAACTGGCAATATGAGGGGTTGAAGTGGGCTCTACGGCCTATCCCAGCTGGCGGGATTTGGTGCAATAAAAAAGGCCGCTTTAGCGACCTTTTGTTTTTAGAAGTGAATTAAAAAATTCTATGACATCTGCAGCGGGCAACGCGCGGGGATTATCCTCAACTGCTGACTTTAGATCTTCCACATCCCTACCCTTATTACAGTAAGGGCAATAAGTTGTGTTTATGAGCGAAGTTAAGATCCCCGCATCAATAAATCCAATATCATCTGAGTGCAGATTCAAAACTCCGGTGTTCATGCAGTACTGACACATGCAAACCTCGACTCAGCCACCCTTAACTGGCTCATAATCCATAAAAATGAGCGGGCGTACAACCATGTCACACACAACAATGGCAACATATACGATTTATTCTGCTCATTTGTTCATTAAAAAGCAAGCTCGTTAACAACATTTTTTGAGATTTTCTTCGCATTATCGCGAACGATGAATGCTTTTTGCATTGGTTGGTGCAGGCAGAATAGCGCGGCATTGAGTGTGTCTTTCACTTCCCGCCTTATAGTTGAGATGCTGGGCTTCTTATACTGGTTGCCTCCGCGTGTCTTCATCAGTCGCGGGCAGGCTACTGCGTGCTGCCATGAGGCGATCCGAATTTCGCTGGACTGGTACACGTAATACGCCAGCAACATCTTGTAGGCGTTTTCGTCAATAGCCTTCAGGTGAGACCCAATAACCTTGCTTATCAGCATGCCGTCATCGTCACTGCATACAGGGCGGCTTGTTTGCTGCGGCTCTACTGTAGCCATGAACTTAGCAATCATGTTGATCATGGACTTATCGATGCGCCCGGTCTGAACCCATGCCCCCCACAACTGGAGCCAGCCATCAATCCAGCGGTATTGCTCTGTGGTTAACTCAAGTTTCATGCTGGCATCTCCTGCTTTTTCTTTCTCTCTGCCTTGCGGCGCTCACTGTTGCGGATAATCTGCTGTGCTGTGCCACCGGGGCCGCGTCGGTTGATGTCGACTCCGGCGCGGAGGATGCTGTTACGCTCGTAGCGCTCGATGTCGGATCGGTTCATTGTCCTACCCTCCGGCTATACAGGAGATCGCCAATAGCCAGCGCGGCGATGAGAGCCACGTAGCCGATGCAGTAAATGGTTTCGATGCTCATGCGGCCTCCTGTTGTTTCATGGATTTGAGTTTTGCGCGGTACTCTTCGCGGATGCGGATGTAGTCTTCTCGCTTCCACTTGGGTAATTCGTGTGGGCCCATCAGTGAGTCAAATCGTGCCTGGCCGATTTTGGCAATCAACGCCGGCCGGTATGAAATGAGGTTTCCTGACAGGTGGTTATTGCAAGGCGCACACTGGCGATGACAGTTATCCTCGTTGAAGCGCAGCTCAGGGTTGGCCCCTGTAGTACGGAAGTGTCCTGCGTGATACTGGCCGTCGTGGTGGCGGCCGCAGCTGATACACGGAAGATGGCGGTCACGGTAGCGAATGAACTCGTTGAAAGCCTGTTGAGCCTGCTTGATGAAGTAGCTGATAGGCTTAACCTGCTGCTTTTTCTCTGCCAGGCGTTTGCGACCTTCCTTCTCCGCCTCATGCTGCGCCCTGATGCGCTTAGCCTCGGCTTTCACCTTCTCCTTTGCGCGGAGTTCGAGAGCGTAGATAGTGCCGTGCTCAGGGCAGCACCAACGGATATTGGCGTATGCTGGAATAAACCAGGCGGAGCATACTTTGCACTTGCGGCGAGGGAGATTAGGCATTCGATATCTCCTTCGTGTAGCGCAGCATGTCAGGGGAGCCTTCACCACTGATGGGCATCAGATATTTAGGCTCTACGTGACCTTCAAGGTCTTCTGACTCAACCTCCCATGCCGCCTGAGATAGTTGGAACAGGCGACCGTCATGATATTGAGGCCTGTCATTAATCGGTGTCATTGCCGGAACGAAGCGGATTAGCTTAACGGCTGAACCGGTAAATTCTGCCGGGGCGCCACCGGGGAGAACAATGCACCACATTCCTGAGGCTAACTTTTTCATCATTTGGCGCTCCGGGCTTTAACACGCAGCCACCGCACATCAGTAAGACGCGCCGTGTAGCCGACTAAAGTTGGGATTTGGGGTTCGATGGGTCGCGGCTTACGCTTCTCTTTGCGCACGCGGTAGATGTGGCGATCGATGAGGCGAGCGAGAGGGCTATACATTGGATTCACCCCACCGCTTCGCCCACTCAATTTCGATGCGGGATTTTTCACTGAATTTGACGTTCTGCTGCGTACCGAACCAGTAGATAGCCTCAATGACTTCTACCATCTGGCGGACGCTCATCTTGCTGGTACGCTGCCCGAACATCATAATTCCGCCATCCAGACCGGGAGCCATACGCTGCTCCTGCTTTTTGGATTTTGCGATCATCGCGGTGATGAGGTCTTTCCAGTCGTCGGAGTCGTATTTGTTGCCGAACCAGACAACCTGGTCGGAGAGGTCTTTCAGCAGCGGCCACATTTTTTTGTTCTGAATGGCTGTGCGCGTCATCTCCTTGATATCGAGTACCAGCGGGCGCTTATCGTCCACTGGAAGCTCACGGATAAAGTTGATGGCGTTCTGCTTGATTGCGTCGTTGACGAGATGGAATTGCTGCTTCATACGCCACCCCCGAGAGGTAACGCAGAATGCAGAAAATCGCAGGTGACTTTCGCCATCTGTGACAGGAGAGATGTTGCGTTCAGTTGCGTCATAGATATGTTCTCATCTATGACACACGAGCTATGGCTGTTCGGGCCGGGCGGGTTTGTTCAGAACCCATGCAGTTGTTCAGGCTGCATGGTAATTATAACCTATGCGGTGAAAATGCAGAAACGTTGCGTCACGGTTCTAGCTGAAAATCATCATCAAATTGAGGCAGTTTCGAGACACTCCCGTATGCCATAATGTAATCAATTCCCCTGCCCAGCGAGGTGGGATGATCGAACTCAAACATGAACACGTCATGGTAAGCCCGACCAAACCACCATCCTCCGCCGTACAACTTTGCTCGTTGAATGAATATCCATTTGCCTGGCGTAATCCTCTCAAGGGTTACACCGCGATGGACAACATCGTAGCCTAACTCTTTGCCACCCATGTTCCCTCCCCCTGTATTTATACTGTTTATATATACAGTATCAGAGGAAGTGTTTTGGTCAAGGGTGGTTGTGCTAGCCGTGAGTTTAATCCTGAGGAAAATCTTGCATCACTTTCTGCATCCTCCTCACGCACCTCAGGCGTATCTTACGTGCGATGCTCTCAATCGCTTTCGCTGTCAGACCTATTGGCTTGCAGATGATGATGGCAGGTAGCGCCACACGGAGTGCATACATGCCTCTGGACATCACTCACTCTCCTGCTTCGGTGCTGCCGACTCCTCGGCCATTATGGCAGCATCAATTTGCTCACGCAGTGCTGTTGCGTGATGCTCGTCTTGATCATCCGTGATGGCCTGTGACCAGAAAATATTATGGCTTCCGTAAACGAGTGGCTCACGGACATTGACTTTTTTAGATACCAGCCAGTCCATGCGCCGTACATCATCCGGAATCACCGGAGAGTTGCTTGCTGGTTGCTTGGCGTGTGTTTGATTTAGAGCGGCGGCGCCTCCGTCGTTGCTTTCTCCAAAGATTGCCACCTCGAGCACATCGATGGCCTGTGACGGCGAGTATGCATATTTGTCAAAGGACGGGCCTTTTATGCGCTGTGCAATTTTAAAAAGCCTCTTCTCTTGCGAGTGGTATAGCTCGCTAAGTTGTTGGTAGTTCGCATCAGGCACTATCGGCGCGGTTACATGACTTGCTTCATCTATCGCAATATCAGCAGAATTTGAGATAGTTGAACTATGCATGGCAGCGCGGCAGGCGTCACCTTCGAGCCACATAATCGCCTGCTGCATAAAATGCGCTATGTGTTGCCCGTGATAGTCGTTTTCGTCAATGTGAAACGCGATGCTTTTGATGTACTCAATCGCGTTTTCAATAGCCTCAGGCACTACCGGCGCTGGCGGCGCGGCGTATAGCTTGGTTTCCGTGATTTCGTATTCGGCTATGTCCTCTGGTGACCAGTTGCCAAATCGAGTCTCTAGGCTAAACCGCGCATCAGTGTGAAGCTTATCGCGATACATATACGCCACAGGCTCCTGCCCATCCCGCTCCCGGCACTCCAGCAAATCTACCAGGGCGCACATCACATCTTCGCCCAGCTCAAACATGCCGGTTTTGTTTTGGTCTGCTGCTTTGAGCTGCTCAATAATTTTGCTCAGTGTCATGGGTTAGTCCTCAGTCTCTACGACGCGAAAAAGGCGGTCGCCTTGCTCAGGGTAGTGGTTAACCTCTGCAATCTCTTTTGCTCCATAAAGACGCGGCATCTTTCCTGGATACTGACAGGCCCATCCTGAGTATTTGCCGACTTTTACATAAATGCCCTGACAAAACATCCAATTAACAGCAAGGCACGCTATACCTAACCCAATAAGTAAACCGCTAATGAATATCAACATACTCATTCCCCCTCAATCTTCAGGCTGTCGGAGTCATCAGGCCAGCGACGAACGCGAGCCGCCAGGCACTGGTTAAATCCCGCGTTGTCGTTGGCAATACCGAGATTCCAGCCCGTTTTCATGCCAGCTATGTAGTTGCTATCACAGAGTCGGTCGTGCGCGGAGGCCCGCGCCTCCAGCTCAGCTATCCGCCGCTTATCAGCATCACGCTCTGCCAGCAGTTCGAGGATGCGCTTATCTCTGAGTTCCAGCGCATCTACCATCGCATCAACAAGATTTGCGGCATCAATGGCTAAGTCTGTTATTGGCCTCTCAAACTCAGTCTCCCTGCCGTTGTAGTTCTCTGTAACAACTGCAAACGAGTCGCTGTCTATTTCTTTTTCTGCGAGGTGCCGAAGTTGATTTGTTACTTCCTGCGCGTTAAGCAATAGCTTCTCAGCCGCTGCGTATTTGTCGCTCATACAGCCTCCCCGTTGCGCAGCTGGACAGTTGCCTCATCGCCATCATCGAATGGATACCCATCACCACCAGGCCACTCCTCAAGATCCTCTTCACGCTGACAATTACGGCAGAGTTTATTGCCAGCCCACATATCTTCTTTGCAGCGAGGGCAACGGTCTAAATCTTCATCCTTCATGACAATTCCCCCTGGCGAATTTGAGTGGCAAACTTAAGCGCCTCTCTGGAGCAATAACTTGACGCCGCATCATTCTTGCTAGGCTTGCCGATATATGAGCGCTGCTGCTCAGAGAAGATCTCCACACCCTTAGCCATCATCTCGCGCTGCCAGGCGTCCGTGGCTGGTATGCGCGCGCGGATAGCATCCTCGGCCTGCCGGCGGGTGAGGAAACCGGACTTTCCGTCAACCGCAACCATCTGGCTGTCAAACCACGCCTGTA